ATCTAGTTCTCCACACGCTCTATTATCTTCTACAATTTTCATGTAATTATCCATCTCCCTTTTAAGGACATTGTAGGGATACACGCGACCATTTCCATTCTGTTTATCAGCAGTTTGAAGACGACCAGACAAGATCATACCACCATCGGACACATATTTTTTCTCATCCTCAGTCAAAAGATCTTGACAAATACCACCCTCACATAAAGCATAGAATTCTCTTAATAAAGTTTTAGACATTGTTCTCTCAAAAAATTAAATAATACCGGCGCTACCGGCGCGCTTCAGGATCCGCTGCAGCAACGGCGGACTGGTTGAAGCATCCATCGTTTAATCATCAACATAATCACCTCCTGATCTTGATGATACTCTTATTCCAAAATCGTTAACGATCATGGAGAGCAAATAACTAGTTCCGGCTCCCAAACAAGAGAGGCAGAAAGCATTCCCCAAGGAATACTCAAATGTAAATAGTTCTGTGTATCCGTTTATGCAAAACAAAAACAGAGAACACCAAAAACCCATACACAACGGACAGTGAAAAAGAGTGTTCCATTTCTTCGAATAATCTTTCTCCGGTCTTATGTCCTCAAATATTTTTCCATAGACCATGATAAACGTCATACCATAGGCAACAAGTATAAAATTTAATATATCCAAAAAAACTCCAATTATGTTTTGTAATACTTCTCGAATTTAATAGCGGCTTGATCTTCAAGTTTCCGCTCCACTTGTTTTCTATCACCAACATTGCTCATAAGATTTTCATGATTATCTTTTAGTTTACGATAGATATCAGAAAAAGCCGAATAATCTTTCATCATCCAACTTGAATCGGTGGCACCATCACCACCATCACCGGGCTGTTCACAGTCATCAAATGGATCTGGTGTTTTGCCATGGTAATCAAACTTAGTGTTCCCAAATGGTGTTTTTCTAGGCGTCAATTGTCCTCTAGAGACTAACTTGTCCCATGATCGGTCTTTCGCTTTATCAGACGTTGAGGACCAGTGATCAGATGTTAACCCCATTCCTAATCGATTTACCAGAAAGAAAGACATTCCATACAAAACTTTACTCCATCCTTCTCCTCTAAAGTTTGGATGAGTAAAGATCCAAGACATTTGATACGTTTCTGGAATGCAAGGGTTATCGCCTGCGACGGACAACTGGTCAATACCGGAAGCTGCAAAAACAAAAGGGCCGGCACCTCGGAGACTGGACATATAGTAAAGTATCAATTGTTGGTTGTCTGATTGTTTATCATGATACAAAGCAATATTCCCAACATTCGGTAAAGCGATCCCACTTTCTTCGCTTATAAATTGTTTAAAATTTTCTAACAATTTCTTCATCAGTATGTGTACCTTCCATACAAATAAGGAGCAAACATACTATCCATGTGCATAGATCCTTTCTTCTCTTCATGGGGCACTTCGCCCAATTCGGTAGAGTACTCGTTATCAGGTTCCAGTAGTGAATCATCTTGCATATTATCATAGGCAGTTGTCCCATCGATATACGGTCGTTCCGTGTTCATCCACTCTGATATCTTTAATAACGTTGCCTTGATTGGATTGTGAGATTTTGAATTCATGATTTTGCCTTCTAGAGAGCCATATACGTTTCCACCTTGAATAGAATCATGCTGCAATATTCCATGAGATTTTAGGTATTCTAAAAGTCTAGCTTCAGCACCATATACCATATCGGACATTGTTTCTTTTGCAAAAGTGATAATTTTTTTAGAATCTTGCTGTATCACTATATCTATATCTTTGTGATCTAAGATTATCAAATCACCATTAAGAGAACTTTTTAGTACCAAATTCCATTTAATCTCGTCTTTTTGTACTATTTCTATTTTAACCTTTTTATCATCGGATATTTCTGGAGTACTACTGTCTGTTACGTTAATTTTTACGCTCATTTTTAGAAACCTCCGAAATTAAATCTTGAATATAAAAAATCTCCTCAACCATTCGTTGATTTATGGGAGTTTGTGAGTAGTTGTCCAACTTTGCCTTAACTTTTTTAAAATTTTGTATATTGTGGTCACTTGACCCTTCTGTGATCTGCTGCTGGACGGCGGTTTTGAGGCGCCCAATCTCTTCATTTAAAAAACTTTTTAAACCAAGCCCATTGTCTGAAAAGGACACAATATAATTTGTTAGGAGATCTTTCTGTTCTTTTTGCAAAGTTCTTTCGTACGCTGTGTTGAACTTTTTAACAAAAGTTTTATATTCCAAATTATCCAGATGCTTCATTTCAGTTAACACTTTGTCCTCGCGAGACAAAAGTTTTACTAAATTATTCTCTAACATAATTCTTTTTTTAGCGGGAAGTTTATTGTTCTGAAAGAATAGACCTATCGAGGCCATATCTTTATAGTTTGGTATAAAGTTGGAAAAAGTATTATGACCTAATTTTTTGTTGATAGTGTTTATTAGATTTGTCTGGGCATTGAAGATAGAGGTCCTATCTAGCTTGTGGAAATCTTTTTTCGTCTCTTGTAAGAGTCTAAAGGAAAATTCTTGATTCAAATTTTTACTCTCCAAGAGTGAGTTGTATAATTCTAAATCCTTTTTGAGGATGGACCGCTTATGAAAAAATTCTTTTAAGATATTTTTTGTTGCAGATTGTTTTGTTTTGTCTTCTCTGACGATTGCTTTTGTTAATTCTTTTATCAGGCATTCGTAAAGAAAAGCGGTGTTTCTTTTCTTATTATGTTTCATCTTCGTCAACCTTTTTTAATGATTCTATTAAACTTTTAATTTCAAAGTCAGTGTTAAATAGTTTTTGTTCTTCTAAAATATCGGATTTTTGTTCTTGCATCATTCCACGCGCCAACGAATCAAGTCCTCCGAACCCAACTTTGCCCGGGAAAGTTTTACGCAATGTTCCAATTTCTCCGGATGCTATGTTGTTCATTTGCTTTTTACGCCCACCTTTTCTGTAACTATGTTGGTGTCTTTTATATTTACCTCTTTTCTTAGGTCTAGCGTCATCGTCACGTTTTCCCGGTGGCTGTGCTAAAAGTATATCATCATCCTCAGCCTCTTCTGGTTCTGGGGCTGTATCCGCTTCATCGCCAAGACCAGCCGGTTCAGAATCATCACCATCATCGCCAAAGTTTAATCCACCTCCGCCACCAGCAGATCCTTCTTCTGGGGGTTCTGCCGCTGCTTCCAGTGAAGCCAGAATCTTCTTATCAGAGTACATTTCTCTCTGCATACGTATAAATTCTTCCTCGGAAAGACCCAGTAAATTTTCAGCAACCCAACGTCTCGAGAAGTATCCTTCTGTCGCAGCGCCGGCAATATCGAACTTAGTCTTCCAGTGCTCTAATTCTTGCATTTCTGCTATTTTGCTTGGGTTATTTAACGATAATTTGAAGTTTACCAAATCATCTCCTCTGTATCCAAGTGTATAAAGGTGCACAATCCCGATCTTTTCAAGTTCACTAATAACGACCCTCTGTAGTCTTTGTATTGTTCTGGCGAATCGAATATCTTTTTGAGCTAAAGTGGTCTTGTCCTCAGTACCCCCATCGCCCATCGCTAGATAAGATTGTGGAACTTTAAGAGCAGAAAACAGTTTGTCCCTCAGGTATTTTACATCTTCAATAGTGGCCGTCATTGCACCGCCGGCAAGATTACTAATGTCGGTAGCAGATGTTCCACCACGAATAGGAATAAAATAATCCTCCTCAACAGATAAGGGGTTATACCTCAAATCTACACGACCGGTGTCCGGATTAACCACTTGATGACGTTTCATTTGGGTCATTATTTTTTGCATATATTGTTCAACGTCTTGTGGGGCTATCCCTCCAACATCTATTTTAAATACACGTCGTTCCGGAGCACGAACAACACGATAAGCCATCATAGCGTCTTCCATAAGAGTCAACTGTCTCCAAATTCTTCGAGCAGGCTCTAGAGCAGAAGTTCCGTATGGAGCATGTTTATCATGACCTAAGACTCTAAAGTGCGCAACTTGCCAGTTCTCTAAAGTCATTCCTGCATTATTCCACTGGTATTGCACATAATTTGGATTAGTAGGATCCTCACCTTCTAATCTCTCAAGTTCTTGGGGAGGTAATCCAATACAGTTTTTGATACCACTAGATTCATCGATATCTAAATATAAGAAAAGATCTCCATATTTACACATGGTTCGGGCCCATCCAAAAAGATTGTGTTCTATATTCATTATATTATAATATAATGAATGGAGTATATATTTTATTTCATCATTGCTACACTTAATATGTAACATTGGAGTGAGACTAGAGTGAGTGGTCATTTCATCTGCATAGATGTCCAGCGATGATGCAATTTCTGGAGTGTACTCCATCTGATCAAAGTCAACATATCGTTCTGACCGGTTCCTGTTCGACACCATATTCAATGAAGTAACATTCATAGGGTTGTAGTCAGTCTTCTTAAACTGTTGACCACTGGCTGACTTGAATCTTTTAGCGTAGATATCCAAATGCCTTCTTCTTAGTTGTCGACCAGATTGGGTTCTCCGTTGGGTGATCGGTCCAGAAAACAATCTAGTTAGTGCTTTGAACAAGTTGTTCTGGTTGTTATATGGGTTTCTATCATTACGTGCCATGGTTTATCCTTTATAAATCCAAAAAAATTCTTTTGCTTTTTTTATTTCTTCTGCGTATTTCTCATCAAATGTTTTGGAATATCCATCTTGGCCTTTTATACAAGTGTTCATAGTTTTAGAAGATTTCATAATTCCGTTTAGCATTGCTTTTTTATATTCCGTTTCTCTATGGTTTTCTTCTAAGGCCGTGTCCCTTACCCAGCAAGCAATCGCTAGAGCCATAACCAGATCATCATTATACGATCGCATTGCTTGTGGCTTACCGTTGTACCAGATAAAAGTTTTCATTTCATGAAATAAACGAGTAGAATGTAAAGTAATTAGTTTGTTACGAACGTACTCTTCTAATTTAGCCACAATTAAGGGCCTAGTTTTAGTACTTGTTGTAAAACCAGCAACAGATCGATCATTGCTTTCTGCTAGGTAAGATTCAATATATTCATGAGTTGACTTGATTGAGTAATAAAGTTTAGGATATTCTAGTGAGATTAATTTTTCTAGAATAGATATTCCAATTCCATTGTTCTCTACAACTAGTAAGCAAAATCCATATTCTTTTCCGGCATCATACAATATATTTGAGTATAAATCTAAATTAGGTTTACCCTGATATTCGGCAACTACGGTCATTGTATCTAACCTTAGCACATGAAAAACAGAAAAGTCTGTGCCGTCGCCACGAGCAACGTCTGCTACTAGAACATAGGAGCACCCTTCTATGTACTTTTCCCAAAGCCAAAAGTTCCTATCGTAACCGGTTTTATACAGAGGCTCCTTGATATTCTCAAACAACCATTGCATATCGTCCGGATGTATAACAGTGTCCCCAGAAGTATTGAAATTACATTCTAATTCTTGAGCGATTTGCCTACGAGACATATTTTTAGTTTCTTTTGCGAACCAAGCCTGATCTCTTTCCGGATGAACATCCCAAGGTAAAATGATTGGGTGGAAATCGTTCTCCTCAGCTTCTGAGTCAGCGTATGTCTTATGAAACCAATTTCCTACCCCATTAGGGGTCGATAAGGCTATGCAGCGCCCTCCAGTAGACAAAGTAGGGTAAAGACCTGTCCACAACTCATCAAGCCCTTCTACGTGTGCTGCCTCGTCTATAACGAGCAGTGATAACGCTTCCGAACGACCCGCATCTCCAGAGGTGGTTCCTGCTTTAATTTGTGAGCCGTTTGATAATTCAAATGAAGTTTTGTTGTCCGTGATGATCTTGGCTATTTTGATCCAGTCAGGCAGATGCTTCATAATTTGCTTTACCTTCTTCACCAAGTTTGCCGCTGTGCCAAATTTGGTTGCGATAACAAGAATATTCTTGTCTCGGTGAAAAAGCATAAACCAGACAATGTATCCCGCTGAGATTGTTGAGATACCTAACTGTCTGGCTTTTAATATAATATTGAAACGATAATCATTGAAATCCTTGAGAAGGTCTTTCTGATAATCGAAAGTTTTGAAAGGTA